TGACGGTCGAGGGTGACGCCTCGCTGGCCGTCACCGGTAACCTGACCAGCTCGGCGGCCGCCTGGGATCACACCGGGCCCGTCTCGATCGAGGGCAACGTGTCCGTCACGGGTAACGTGTCCACCACGGGCAATGTCACGGCGGCCGGGACCGTCCAGGGCGCGAGCGTCGTCGGAACGACGGATGTCAGCGGCGGCGGCAAGAGCCTGAAGAACCACGTCCACGGCGGCGTGACGGCTGGCGCGGCGTCGACGGCCGCTCCAACGTAGGTCGCCAGCTTCGTCGTGACTGCATAGTCGGAGGATGGCGACGCCGCGCTCCCAGAAAGCCGATCAACGGCCGATTTCGTTCGTCCTCTCGAACGATTTCACTGGCCGTGTCCGCCAGGTCATTCCGCCCATCCGGCCGGAAGACCTGTCCCGCAACGAAAACTCGCTCATGGAGGCACGCCAGACGTTCGGCGGCGCCTTCATCGACGACTTCGGCCGCGGCCTGTCGAGCATCAACATCTCCGGCCACACCGGCTGGCGCGGCGCTGAGAACGAAGACGGCGTCGCGGCCTTCGACAATCTGCGCGACCTGATCTGGGCGAGCTGGCACGCGGACCGCAAGGCCGCGGTCGAGGCTGGCCAGTCGCCGGACGTGGTGAAGCTGATCTTCGCCGACGCCCTGGACGGCATCGTGAACGTCGTGGCGCCGGGCAGCTTCAACCTGAAGCGCAACCGTGCGCGGCCGCTGTTGATGATGTATAGCCTCAACATGACGGTGCTCTCGGAGCGCGTCGACCCTCAGCTGATCGACAGCCTGAACCTCTACGGCACGGCCGATCGCGTCGCCGGTGCGGAAAGCATCCTCGACTCGGTCTCCCGCCTGGAGGCCGCGGCCGCCAACGTGCGCCAGTGGGTCGCTGCGAACATCGCGGCGCCGGTGCGGAGCTACCTGAACCTGAGCACGTCGATCATGAACCGGGTCGTCAGCGTCGTTCGCCGCGGCGAGGCCTTGGTGACGGCCCAAGCGAGTCAGCTGATCGGGATCGCGCGCGACCTGTCTGAAGTCGGCCGCAACATCTTCCGCACCTTCAACGCGATCGCCAACTTCCCCGACTTCGTCAAACACCAAATCATGGAAGTGGCCTCGGCGTTCGACAACGTCTTCTGCGTCCTCAACAACCTGTTTCGCCAGGAGCGGACCTTCCCCGACTATTCGGGCCTCTACGGCGCGTCCAACTGTTCGTCCACCGTGGGCGGCTCGCCCCTGAGCCCGCTGCGTGGAGAGAACGCCTTCGAGTCGATCATTCCCGCGTCTGAGCCGCCGCCGACGGTCACGGCCGCCGCGCGAACCTCCATCAGCGCGATGAAGGTCGCGGACCCGGTCCTGTCTCCGCCGTCGATGGATGCGATGGCCTATCACCTGACCCAGATTGGTGACGGAGTCGCGCTCGCATGACCGAACGCCGCCTTACCTCTTTCCGCCTGGCGGAAGTTCGTCACGGTGACACCCTGCAGGGTATCGCCGCGCGTGAGCTTGGCGACGCCTCGAAGTGGGCGGACCTGATCGCGATCAACGATCTGGTCTATCCATACCTGACCGGTGACCCTGATCTGGCCAGCGACAAGGTCAAGCTCTACGGAACGCTGCTGATCGTGCCGTCGACGGCGTCGCGCGTCTCTTCGGCTGGCGACGAAGATGCGGTCTTCGGAATCGACCTGGACCTGACCGGCGGCGTTCTCACGGCCCGGGACGGTGACTTCGTGACCGTCGGCGGTCGTCGGAACCTTCGTCAAGCGATTCTGCACCGGCTGCGGACGGCGTTCGGCGAGCTTCTGTTCCACGGCAACTACGGCCTCGGCGCGCACCGCCTGCGGGGCGCTGTGAACGGCCCGACGACCGGGATCCTGTCGGCGGAATACGTGCGCGGCGCCATGCTCTCCGACCCGCGCATCGCCAAGGTCGGCTCCTCCATCGCTCAAGTCGACGGTGACCGGGTTGCGGTCACCGCCTCCGTCCAGCCCGTCACGGGCGAGCCCATGTCCGTCTCCGAGGTTCTGTGATGGCTTTCCAGATCAAGAGTTTCACGTCGATCGCCGCGGGCGCCATCAATCTGATGCGCAGCACGCAGAAGGCGGTGACGGATTTCAATATCGGCTCCGTCGCGCGGACGCTGATCGAGGCGGTGTCGATCGAGATTGATCAAGCCTACCAGCAAATGCTCAACGGGCTGAAGGAGGCGATTCCGGTCGCCACCTACAACTCCTTCAACTTCTCTCGTCAGGAAGCCATCCCGGCGACCGGCGTCATCCGCGTGACCGTGTCCGCCTCGGCCGAACCGATCACTGTCGCTGCCGGAACCGTGTTCGCTTCGGTGCTGGCTCGCACGACCTACATCTCCACGTCGGAAGCCGTCATCGACACCGGCGACACCTTCGTCGACCTGTTCGTCTCGGCGAACACGCCCGGACTGATCGGCAACCTGGCGGCCGGGTCCGCCTTCTCCCTCACGCCCATGCCTGAGGGTTTCGTGTCGGCCTCGAACGCGGGTGCCTTCGTCAACGGCCAGGATGTCGAGACGGACGAACAGCGAAAGCAGCGATTCGCGCTCTACGTCTCGACCCTCGCTCGCGGCACGGTCGCGGCGCTGGAGTACGGCGCGAAGACGGTCATTCGGCGTGACGCCACCGGCGCCGAAGTCGAGCGCGTTCGTGCCGTCAGCGTGGTCGAGCCGTATCTCGAAGATGAGCTGGAGCCCATCTCCCTGGTGAACGTCTACATCCACAACGGGGTGGGATCGACCACGTCCGACCTCGTCTTCCTCGCCAATCAGGTGATCCACGGCTACTACGACAGCGAGACCGGCGAGAAGATTCCTGGATGGAAGGCCGCTGGCGTCAAGGTGGAAGTCCTGGCCGCCGCGGAACAGCCGCTGACTGTCACCGGCGACCTGACCGTCGGGCCCGGCTATGTCGAGGCTGATGTGGCCGATGCGGTCGAGCTGGCCCTGGGGAGCTATATCGCCAGCCTGGATATCGGCAAGCCGTTCGTCCATTCGGAGGCCGTCTTCATCATCAAGTCGATCAACGGGGTGGTGGACTTCGTCTTCACCACGCCCGCGGGCAACGTCACCTGCGACTCGAACGAGAAGATCGTGGCGGGGACTATCACGGTGAACGTCTGATGCGGCTGACGGAACGCCTTCTCGGTTATCTGAACCGGGTCTTCGATCGAGACCCTAAGGCGTTCTTCGCCCTGCGCATCCGCTATGACGGCGGGATGACGTGGGGCGTGGCGGCGCGGCGCCTGACCACGTCCGTCACCGGCGGCGTCGGCGACGATCTGGATATCGACCTTACGGCGCACACGCTGCGCTCGCTTGTCGAGTTCATCGCGGCCCAGGACGGATACACGGTCACCTATCTTGACGAATCGAAGGCTGGTCTGAACGCGACCGTGCTCCTGGACGGTGCGGGCGATCAGAACGCCTCCAACGGCGATCGCCTGTTCGGCTACACGTCGCTGCTGTGGTCGTGGCTGGAGGCGGTCGGTTTCGAGCTGGACGCGCTGCGTGCTCAGATTCCCAACATGCTTCTCCAGATGAACGTCAACGACGGGGAAGGCGTCTGGCTGGATGAAATCGGCGGCTATTACCGCGTTCCCCGCCTCGACGGCGAGGGCGACGAACAGTACGGCCCGCGCATCATCGCCGAAACGCTTCGTCCGCGCTCGAACAACAACGCGATCGCCAACGCGATCCTGACCTACACGTCCCAGCCATCCGATGTGGTCGATGTGGTCACCTATGGCGGCGACTTTCCCCTGCACGACAGCGTCATCGACTATGACGGCTCCCAGGACCACTCGGCGGGTGCTAACCCGATCTACGGCCTGTTCGATGTGCAATACGGCTATGATCTAGTCGCGGGCGGCGATATCCGAAACTTCCAGGATGTCGTTAGCGGCATCGTCGATCGTGTCCGCGCTGCTGGCACGCATCTTCGTTCCATGGCCCTGCAGGGCGCCGGAATGAGCGACGCCTTGACGCCGCCAAGCGAAGTCGTCCTCGCGAACGCGGCGGCGGCGATGACTGATGCGGTGGCGGCGCCGACGGACGCCATGACCTCAGCTCCCGTCATGCTGATGACCGATGACTTGGCCGACCCTGGCGATGATATGGGGACGGAAGTCGGCTCCACCTATCGACAGGACCATAGCAGCCTCCGCTCGCATGACGGCAAGGTCACCTATGCGGGCAACTACCTGGTCACGTCGCCGCTCGAATCGCTGACGCCGACGGCGGCCGTCAAGCTGCTGGAGGATCTGTACCTCTACATCGCGCCCGGCGTTTATCTGGAGTCGGCGCCGGGCGTTCCGCTGGTCTGGCCTCGGTAGGTTTGAGCGAAATCGTCGTGACGAAATGATGCGGGCTCACTGAGAGCTGAGACGCGTCTTCATGGAAATCGGAAACCTGGCCGCCGCGTCGGCCCTGGCTGGAACGGAAACCTTCCCCCTCGTCCAGACCTCGACGAAGAAGGCGACGATCCAACAGGTCGCCGACTTCCTGTCGGCCGTGTCGGCCGCCGGGGTCAAGATGTACGGCACGACCGCGGCCGCGATCGCGGATGCGGGCCTGGTCAACAACAGCTACTTCACTATTCCTGGGAACGGAACGGCGACGGCCGCCATCCTCTACCAGAAGGTCTCCGGCGTCGCCAACCTGATTTCCTCCTTCGCTGCCGTCGGCGGGCTGATGCTCGTTCCGTGCACGGTCAGCGGAAGCGCCAACGCGATCACCATCGCGACGAAGACCGGGTTCGTCGTCCAGGGCGATGACCAGATTTTCTTCTGGACCCACACTGGCCTGAACACCGGCAACGTGACCGTCTCTCTGAACGGTGGGCCCGTTCTGCCGCTTCTTCTTCCCAACGGGGAACAGGTTCCGGCCGGAACGATCAAGTCGACCTATCTCGCCGCCATCCGCTCTCGCCCGGGGTCGTCGCAGTACGAGCTGGTGTTCCCGGTATTCCTGCCCCAGCAAACCTTCGTCGGCGTGACGATGACGGGCGGGACCGGGCGCTCGCCTGAGTTTTCGCTCAACTTCGGCGGGGTCACTCTGCCTGCGGACCTCATGAAGGTCACCTTCGAGGGCGAGGTAACGGCCGACCACACCATTTCGGACGGCGGCACCTTCACCCTGAAAAATGCGGCCGGTACGACTATTTTCGGGCCGCAAAACTATTTCGAGAAGGATGGCTCTGTCGTCAAGCTTGGGCGCTGGACGACCGGTGACACCGTTCGGTTCAAGCGCCATTCTGGCGGCAACTGGCGCATCGTCGATGTGATCTGCAAGCCTGCCACGCCTGCGGAGGCGATCGCCGGGCTGGATCAGAACCGACCGGTGACTCCTTACGCCCTGGCTGGCACCGCGGCGGCCATCAAATCCTCCATCGCGCGCCCGGCGTGGGCCTTCGACTGGCAACTGCCGTCGCTCGCGAAGCCTGTGAAACTGGTCAAGGTCGAGGATCACCGCATCATCGTCGACATGCGGCCCCAGGACGCCGCCTATCGCGACGGCTACACGCGTCACTACACCGATATCGTCCGGGTCGAAATGATCAACCTGGCCGACTCGCTCCACGCCGGTCTGACCGTGCCTAACCTCTGGACGATCTGTTCGATCTGGTCACGCTTCTCCGGCGTGTGGGTCGAGCACGTCAACTACTCGTGGAACAAGGTGATCGGCGGCTCCACGTTCAACTCTGGACAAACGCCGTCGATCTTCGAGTTCGTCCAGTTCGTCGGCAAGATGTCGGACCTGATCGCTACAATCAACAGTAGCGGCGGCTCTGGTCCTGGCCATGGCAACATCAACTGCACCGGCCTGGCCATGCTGCCCTATGGCGCGATCAAGGGCGCCACGACCCTCGTTGACGGTGTCAACATCCGCGACACCCTTCTGACGTTCGATGTGATCGAATGCACGTCGTTCGATTTCGCGTCCAACTGGATCTACAAGACGCCGGACGGCACTACGGCAATCACGGTCACGGGAACGCACAGGTTCGCGCCGCTGACCGGCCAACAGCTGCTGACCAACTTCCACGGCGTGTTCGCGGCTACGCCCCCGGTCGGCGTCACCTTCGGTTACGCGCAGATGTGCCCGATGCGCGACCCGGATCGCATGCAGTCCCGTCTCGCTGCTGGTGGCGTCAGCCCGGTCAAGGTGGTCGGCCTTGGTGCGGGCGCCAGCGTCGATCTTGGCGAGGCTATCAGCGTCGTCGGTTGGAACACGAAGACTACCGGGCATTGCCTGGAAGTCTCCCTGAACCCGGCATACCTCCCGTTCCGCCGGAACGGCACCAACGCGCCGTGGATCGCCAATGCCTTCGCTCTCGATAACGCGTCGGGACCGAAAGTCTACTTCCCGACGCATTCCAACTCGCTCGATATCGACGAAGAGACGGGCAACTCGATTTCGACCCTGACCTACTACAATGCGGTGATGGCAAATGGCGCTTGATATCGACGGCGTGTCCGTGACCGATCTTGTCGAGCATAGGTTCGATGACTTCGTCACTGAGGGCGGCTGCATTTCGCATGTGACCGGCCGGATGGCGTTCGCAGACCGTGACCATGTCCGGCGCGACGCTATTTTGGCGGAGCTCGAAGCGGCGCTGAAGGTCCAATATGAGGGCGGCTCCTTCTACGCGAATGTCTTCGACAGCCTCACCGAGGGCGAGTTCAAGCATGACCTCTCGGCCCTGCCGGTTCGTCGTGACGATAGGGTTCCGTCATGAACCTCAACGACGCCCCCAAGGCCCCGACCGGGCACTTCGTCCTCAACGTCTTCCGAGACGGTGAGCTGGTCGAGTGTTTCGAGGAGAAGAATCTGATCGTGAACGGCTCCAAGCCGACGCACGCGCATCTTCTCGGCGGCGACGTGACGAACCGGAGCATCACCCAGATTCAGTTCGGCACGTCCGGCGCGGCCGCGGGTGCGGGCAACACCGCGATCACGGCGCCGTTCACCAAGGCCGTCGACCTGGTCGACTATCCCACGACGGACTCGGTCCGCTTCGCCTTCTCGCTGACCTCCGGCGAGAACAACGGGATGGCGATCATGGAGTTCGGCCTGCTGACGGCCGGTAGCGTCCTCTATGCACGCAAGGTGCGCACCGTCGCGCTCAACAAGGAATCGGACCTGAGCTTCTCGGGAACCTGGACCATCACCTTCTGAGGACTCCATGGCCAACCAACCTGAGACCACGACCTTTGAGGCTGGCATCTACCAGCTTGAAATCACCGATCCCGTCCAAGGTGGCGTCGGCGGCGCGTCGAACCTGCCTCTTCTCCAGCTCGCCAACCGAACCAACTGGCTGAAGAATGCGGCTGATGCAGCGGCGACGGCGCTCGGCCTGAAGGCTCCGACGGAGTCGC